AGATGCGAGAGCGCCTGACCTTCTCGAAGCGAGCCGTGGCGAATGACGGGTACGGCAACCCGGTCTCCGGCGAGTTCGAGGACCAGTTCACGGTCGCCGCCCGGATCAACTTCGCGCGGGGCGGCGAGGACGTGCTCGCCGAGCGTCTCGGCGGCCGCCAACCGATCATCGTCACCATCCGGCTCTCGGAGAACGCCCGGCTGATCGGCACCGACTGGCGCGCGGTCGACGCGAACAACGGGGCCCGCATCTTCAACATCCGGTCGGTGACGCCCGACGAACACAAGCGCCAGATCGATCTCCTCTGCGAGCTCGGGGTCGCGGTCTAATGGCGAAGATCGAAGGCCTCGAACGGTTGAACCGGAAGCTCAACCGGATGCCGGTCCACGCCAAGCGGCGGCTCCGCGAAACGCTCGAGCAGAACGCCGACCAGCTCCTCTCGCTGCAGCGGACGCTCGCCGCCCGCAACCGGCGCAGTGGCCAGACCATCGAGTCACTGCAGAAGGAGCAGGGCGACCACGAGCTCCAGGTAAAGGTGTTCTCCGACCATTTCGCGGCCCGCTACGAGGAATTCGGGACCGCGAAGATGGCGGCGATCCCGTTCTTCTTCCCGGCCTATCGGTTGCTCCGCGGCAAGTTCAAGACGGCCATGCGGGCGGCCATCCGGAAATCGATCAAGGAGGTTGTGCGTGGGGGCTGATCCGAGCCTGGCGATCCAGAAGGCCGTCGTGGAGGCGCTCCTCGGCAACACCGAGGCCGGCGACAACGTCTTCGACCAGGTGCCGACCGCGCCGCTGCCCGAGGGCCCATTCCCGCGGATCACGCTCGGCGAGGGTCCGGCCGCCGGCGTCTTCGCCGATTGCTACGACGGCACCGAGACCACGCTGGTGATCGACGTCTGGTCTCGGGCGGTCGGATTCCCGGAGGCGAAGCGGATCGCCGCCGAGGTTCGCGATCTCCTCCACGATGCGCCGCTTAACGTCGAGGGCCACACCCTCGAGCTCATCGTTTTCGAGAACGCCCTGCCGATCCGGGATCCCGACGGCATCACCCGGCGGGTGTCGATGACCTTCCGCCTGCAGTCGCAGCCGGCCGACCCACCGCTCGCGGCCGGGCTCGGCGAGGCGGAAGCCGAAGGGTCCACGATCGCAGCCGCGGCCGGTGCGGCCGCCGGTGCGGGCGGCAGCGGTGGCGGCGGCGAGCCCGCGCAGGAAGCGATGCCGCCCCCGGTGACCCCGGTCATTGCGGCCGCGGCTGGATCGGCGGGCGGCGTCGGCGGTACCGGCGGCTAAACCCGCGCCTGAACCCGGCCGCCGCCTCGGCGGCCTTTTGCTGGAAGGGGTTGGAAATGACGAAGCCGGTAACCATCAAGGGCAGCCAGCTGCTGATCATGCTGGGCAACGGGTTGTCGCCCGAAGTCTTCGCGGCGCCGTGCGGTCTGACGACCAAGGGCCTGAACCTCACCGCCGCGGTGAACGAATTCAACGTCCCGGATTGCGACGATCCCGACGCGCCGATGTTCACCGAACGGGTGATCAGTTCGCTGTCGGCCGGCGTCACCGGCTCGGGCATCCTCGACATGGGATCCTTCGATGAATGGCGCGAGTGGCATATGTCGGGCCTCGCCCGGAACATCCAGGTCACCTTCAGCGCGCCGGGTATTCAGGGCGCCGGCTATTTTGAAATGAGCGCGGTGCTGACGACGCTCAACTTCACCGGCAATCAGGGCGAGCTCGTTACTGTCGAGATCGAGATCCAAAGCAACGGCCAGTACTTCTGGTACCCGGCGGCCAGCTGATGGCGATCGACGTCGAGCTCGACTGGGGCGACGGGACGCACAAGTTCAAGCTGATGGTCGGGCAATGGCGCGAGCTCGACGCCAAGACCGGGTGCGGCCCGATGGAGTTGCTGAAGCGTCTCAGCGCCGGCACCTGGAAGATCGATGAGCTCCGCGAGGTGATCCGCCTGGCCCTGATCGGCGGCGGTGCGAAGCCGGTCGACGCGCTCAACCTGGTGCGCCGCTATGTGGACGAGCGGCCGCTCGCGGAGTCGGTCCCGGTCGCGCAGGCGATCCTTATGGTGCCGCTCCTCGGGCACGAAGAGGAGCGCGCCAAACCGGGGGAAGGAGACCGGCGAGGGAGCGAGAACGTCCGAACGGACGGCTCTCCTTCGCCGGAATATACGGCGCGGGTGCAGTGATGGGTTTCACGCCGGCCCAGGTCGACCGGATGACGCTCTGGGAATTCGCGGCGTGCGCCGACGGCTATCGCAAGGCGCATGCGCCGCCGGAAATGCCCGACCCGCCGACGCCGGCGGAGTTCGAGCAGATGGTGCAGCGGCACGTCAGCTTGACCAAGCACTGAGGGGTTCGGGCGCATGGCGACGGACGTCGAGACCCTGCTCGTCCGCATGGAAGCGCGGATCACCGAATTCGAGAAGGCGATGGCGCGCGCGCAACGCACCGCCACCACCACCACCGGCAAGATTAACGCGACCTTCGCGGCGATGAACAAGAAGCTGGTCTCGGGCTTCAAGAGCCTGGCCGGCGGGTTCATCGGCATCACCGCCCTGACGCAGATCCCGAAGCTGATCGGCGACGTAGTCGATGAAGCGAGCCGCCTGGTCGACACGGCTGACAAGATCGGGATCACCACCGAGGAGCTCCAGCGGCTGGAGTTCGCCGCGAAGCAGACCGGCGTCGAGATCTCCGAGCTCGGGTCGGGGCTGTCGTTCTTCGGGAAGCAGTTGGGCGAGGCCTCCCGCGGCCAGGGCGAGCTCCTCGAGATCTTCAAGGCGAACGGTGTCGCGCTCCGTGATGCTGAGGGGAACATGCGGCCCCTCATGGATCTGTTCTTCGACTTCGCCAACCTGGTGAAGAACGCCGCCAGCCAGCAGGAGCGCTTGCTCCTGGTGACCAAGGGCCTCGGCCGCGCCAACGACGAGTTGGCCGTGACCCTCGGGAAGGGCAGCAGCGAGCTCCGGAGGCTGGGGGACGAGGCCACGATCGCTGGGGACAAACAGCTGAGGCAGGTGGAGGAGACCGGCGACCGCCTCGGCAAGCTGATGGACGCCATCGGGAAGACCTTCCAGCGTTTCGTCCTCAGCCGGGTCGATGAGGACGTCGATGATCTCGTAACCGCCATCGAGAAGTTGGACGACGAGGACGTCAGCCCGTGGGAGCGGTTTCTGCGCCTCCTGCAGGCGATCGACCGGGCGACGGCGACCAACCTTGGCGGCTTGACCGCGCCACAGGTACCGCCGTCACCGACCGCTCCCGGCAAGACGGACATCGATCCGCTCGGCAAGGCCCGACGCGACGCCCTGGAGAAATTGCAGGAGCAGCTGTTCGAGATCCAGCACGCGGTCCCGACCGTGCTCCCCGGCGCTGGCGACGACGCCAAGAAGAAGATCGACGAGACGATCAAGGCGCTCGAGCGCGAGGCCAAGCAGCTCGGCCTGACCGGCCTCGAGCTCGCCCGGTATGAGGCACTCACCCGCGCCGGGATCGACGCCAACCACGCCATGGCCCCGGCAGTGATCGCCGCGGCCGATGCCGCCTTCCAGGCTGAGCAGGCGCAGGAGAAGTTCAACGCGCAAATCGCGGCCGGCATTGAAGCGGCGGACGCGCTCCGCGACGCCCTGGCGGAGAGCATGCGGACGCTGATCGACGGCCTGATCGAAGGCAAGTCGGCGGCGGAGGCCTTCGGGAACGTCCTGAACCAGATCGCCAACCGGCTCCTCGATAAGGGCATCCAGCTTGTGATCGACGCGCTCCTTGGCACCGGGGGAACGTCGGCAGGCGGCATCATTGGCTCGGCTCTATTCGGCGGCGGCCGGCAGCACGGCGGGCCAGTCAGCAAGGGCCAGGGCTACGTCGTGGGGGAGAGCGGGCCCGAACTGTTCGTCCCGAACGTCAGTGGTCGCATCGTCCCCGGTGCCGCCGGCGCTGGCGGCCGCGTCATGGTGGACCTTTTCCTCGCCGACGAGATCGACGCTCGGATCCGGCGGGTCTCCGGGCCGCAGGCCGAACGCATTTCAGTGGCGGTCACCCGCGCCAACAACGCGGCATCCCAGCGCCAGCAGGAGCTCCGGGGGTGACGATCTATCCCTGGCCGCCCGAGCTCCGCGCCGTCGGGATCGAGTTCGATATCCTCGGCCAGGCCGCGAGCGGGCCGGTGAGCCTGGTCGGCAACAGCCAGGTCGCCTCGCTCGACGGCGGGTACTGGATTGCGACGCTCGGCTCGATCAGCATCGTGAACCGGGCGGCCATGCTCAGCTTCCGGCGCCTGCGCGCGGTCCTCCAGGGTGGCGCTCATCAGGTGCTCGTGCCGGTGTGTGATGGCGCGCCCTGGCCGAGCGGCTCGCCCACCTCGGCCACCGCGCAATTCAGCGACGGTGCGTTCTTCAGCGATGGCTCGGCGTTCGCCCAGAGCGTGATCTCGATCGCGGTGGTGGCGGACGCCGATGTCCGGACCACCCGCCTCGAGGTTGCGTACGAAAACGCGGGCGACATTGTCGGCGGCGAATATTTCTCGATCGGCAACCACCTCTATCAGATTGCCCAGGTCCTCACCGACGAGGCGCCGGCGAGCGGTGGGGATGCCGTCTGGCAGATCATCCCGCCGCTCCGCGAGGCGGTCGCGATCGGCGCCCACCTCGAGTTCGATCACCCGGTTTGCCTTATGCGCCCGGTGCGGGAGGCCGAGATGAACCTCATGACGTTCCGGAACCGGACCGGGGTGTGGAGTCCGGTCTTCCTCGAGACGTTCGAAGCGTAGCCGTGCCTTCGTTCGAGCAGACCATCGAGGCCCAGCTTGGCGGCCTTACGGTCCGCTATGCCGACATGGTCCGGTTCATGTTCAAGTCGGGCGAGGTCCGCCTGCACCAAGGCACCGGGCGCCTCGTGGATGGCAACGCCGAGGAGTGGCAGGGCATCGGCCGGATGGGCCGCGCCAGCGCGATCCAGGCAGGGCCTGGTGGCGGCGCCGACGAGGTGACGTTCAGTCTGGTCGGCGACGAGCAGATCCTCGCAAACATCGCCGGGGACGCCGAGGAGAGTTCGGGCCAGGAGGTGATCCGCTACCTCCAATTCTTCGACGTGCGGCAGTTCGATGAAAACGGCAACTGGGTTGAGTGGCGTCCGCTCGACACGCCGCTCGAGATCTTCCGCGGGATCATGGGCCCGCTCGAGGTCGACCGTCAGCCGAAGCTGGACGCTGCCGAGATGTGGACGCGCGTGGTCAGCGTTCGGGCGGTTAATGCGTTCATCAACCGGCGGAAGCCGCCCTACGCCTATTTCAGTCACCGCGACCAGCTCGGCCGCACCGGCAGCACCGATAACCTGTTCATCAATGCCAGCCACATGGCG